CTCTGACATCTCCACCTAAAAAATTTACGAATGGATGAATTTTAGCTTCTTTACCAATAGATAGATTATCAACAACATCTACCTCATATCCTCTTTTGAGTAATTCGGATGAGAGAGCATATCCAATAAATCCTGCTCCACCTGTAACTAATACTTTTTTCATTAATCTTCGTTGTGAGGTTTATTATTTGTATAACTCCAAGAACTACCACTTGGATATCCCGTTGCAGTCGATGTTACAAATTGTGGCGTTGCATATGTAATAGAACCTCCACCCGGTGTTGTTGTGATTACTGCCTGCGTAGTACCTGTTCCGAATGAACCCGAACTACACGTTATCTTATATGGATTATATGGGTCTATATAGTGTGGGTGTTGCCACGTTGGAAATTGTTGTATGTTTGGAACTCCTATGCCCGGTCCAATTGGTGTACCAACTAAATCATTTACCTCTGCTAATTTATCTTTTAGTGCATCCCATTGTTTTGGTGTGGGTGCGTATTCGTGGCAGGCTTCTACAAAGCCTTTAAGCCATATAACATATTCTTTTGAATTCATAACTATCTACCTTTTAATTGTGAACGTTTATCTATTCCGGTAACATTCATATTCTTAGGAGTTATTTCATTAACATCCATAGTCAATTCCACTACCTTTTGTAATCCGCTTATTTTATATGTTCTATAAGCATCATTTGTTATAATTGGTACTTTAGCAACAACAGTTTCATAAAACTTTTTAGCTCCGCCTCTCATTTGTAATTTTTCAGTTTCTTCATTTACAAATTTACCAAAAAACTTTTTAATCAAATTTGGGTTTACATTAGATACTTTTACACAATGTACTATATCTTTTCCTTGTGATACAAATAAAGTATATATGATAGGTGCAGTTGTTTCTGTAAATCTTCCAGTTGTACCATCAACATAATCGTATTCTTTTATAAGATAAAATCTACCCCTAGTCATTTTGTTAGGAGCTACTATATTTTTATCATCAATGGATTTACGATATATTGGATTGTAATTCATATTACTTACTTACCATTTTTAATTTAGGTAACTGCATTGGTTGAAACGTTGGTTGTTTCTTACTATAAATACCATACTGATTTAAAATAGTATCAAACAATTTAGTCATTTTTGATAAACTGAAATTTTGTTTATTTTGCTTTCCCAATTGGAATGAATTCACTTTGTACTTATCATAGCTTTTGTAAACATCTTTAATTACTGGTAATGACTTGGAAACATTTACATTAAACCACTTTGCTTCTTTTAATAAAAAGTTATCTGCCGCTGATTCATGTACTTCTTTCAATTCACCTTCTAATAATACTGCTCCACTTTTTAAGAAATCCAAATGACCACTCCAATTAGAAACAATTACAGGCTTACCTGTTAAACTGAATTCTAATAATGGTCTACCAAAACCTTCACCTTTTGTGAAATTTATCATTGCTTTTACTTTTGGATGTTCATATAATCCATTCATTTGAGCAGATGTTAAATCGCCATGCAATAGATAAACCGGCACGCTTTTATAATCCTTACCCAACGTTTCTCTTATTTTAGAAACCAATCTTTCTCTATCCATTATACTAAAGCCAGCGGTTGATGTTTTTAGAATTAGAGCAGGTTTTACCTTTTCATTTTTAAAAGCCATTGCGAATGTTTTAATCATCATTCCCACATTCTTTCTATCTTCTCCTAAATCACCTTTTAACCAATGTCCTACAAATAGGAATGCAAAATCTTCTTTAACTTCATCCAATTCGGAAATATGTGCTACTACTTCAGTTCCAAAATCGTTTTCATCAAATCCTTCAAAAAGAACTTCTACGGGTTTTTGTATCCTATGTTGTGCAATTAATTGCTTAGTTTTATTATCTTGCTCATTATAAACAGTATCAACTAAACTTTTCTTAGCGTGTTCGGATGGAGTTATAATCAAATCCATTCGGTTACATCCGTGAATCCAATCTAATGCACAATGCGTTGTTTCGATTCCAGCAGTAATTCCGATATTATAGTGTCCTAATGGTTGAAACTCATTTGGTACAGTGACCTGAATATATACATCTGGCTTTTGCTCTGGCTTTTGGATGATATTATCTACAATCCATTTATGAAATTCATTATCATAATTTAATGCATCCATTGGAGTTGCCCCCCAACGAGTAGCTATGGGTGCCTGAAATACTAATGTTGGTTTCATATTATAACTCTATTAATTTAAATTTTTGTTTTGGTTTCCAATTTTCGAATGCACCTTCCATACCTTCCACTAATGCATCACACATAGCTTCTCTACTTAATTTTCCTTCACCCATAAAATGCTTTCTACCTTTTAATCCTGCTGATTTTCTATCTTCTTTTGGCGTTTGATACCAATCCATAATCAATGGTGCTACATCTTCAAAATCAATTCTATCATCAAAAATATATGGAGTAGGAACTGAACCTGTTGTTGAACGAACTGGCCAAATTGGTTTTACCCAATCTCCCCAAACTACACTTGCTTTTTTATGCTTATCGTGTAAAGAACCAATTTCTAAATAAGCTTCTGCGGTTAGTAATTTACCCGTACCTCTTTCTCTAAACCCACATTGGTCTTGCAATCCACCCGTTACAGTTGTAATGATTGGAGTCCCTGCCATTACTGATTCCGCAGTTCCTAATCCGAATCCTTCGTTAGATGATAACATAATAGTTACATCTGCCAAATTGTAAAGATAGTTTAATTCTTCTTCTTTTAATTTTTCATCAACAAATATAATATTTGCATCTGGCATTAAATGTTCTGCTGTTTTTATTAAATCAGTACCATGCTCTTCAACGGGTCTAGTTTTCATAACTAAGACAACCTTATTTCTTTTTTCTTCCGGCAATGCTTCTCTGAATTTATCAAATGCTAACATCACATCAATTGGTTGCTTTCTTCTGATATTTCTATTTGTCCAATAAAGAACAAATTCATATTCTTTATCACCAAAAATTCTTTCTTTAAAATCTTTTGGAACTTCTACTGGTTTGTAGATATCTGAACGGATACCATGTGGTACATAGCTTACTTGCCAATCTTCAGGCTTAGTCCAATGTTTTTCTTTATCCCAACTCCAAACTCTTTTAGTAATACCATAGGTTTGCTTTGAGATACATCCAATCCAATCACAACTTTCGTAATAATCTCTATTGTATTTTGGGTCTGGCAAATCATCCCAAATGTGATAAAAGAAAAGGGGAACTGATTGACGAATTTCATGCTCAATCTCATACAACCAAATCCAATATCTAGGGTCGGTGAAGTGTAAGATAGCATCTGGCTTTTCCATCATCAATAACTGACGAATAACATCGGGATTACCATATCCATCAAATGGATAAATTTTTACGTTAGCATCTTCTACGCCTGTTTGCTTTCTAACATCTTCATTTAAATCAAATATTTTTCCTGCTTCAGGGTGTTTGATTGCTGCACCTAATTGTACCCAATCGTATTTGTGAACTGTTCCTAAAACCAATTGCTTTGACATATTGGCTATACCACTAGCCATTCGAAGGTCATCGGACAGTAACAAGATTTTTTTCTTTGCCATAACTTATTTTGTTCTCTTAAAATTGTGAACCACTAATTTGTAATGTAGTGTATTCGTTTAATTGTTTTCTAAATTCTTCGTTTTTCGTATAAAGGTCTAAAGTTCTATTAACAAGTCTTTGAAAATTTAATCCACCTTGAATTGTAGCTATTTTAAAATCCTCATCATATAACCTTTTTATAACCTTAACCGTAGTTAATTTTAAATCTGCCATAGTTAATAATATTTGTATATACATATATATACAAAAAATTATTTTCCATCACAATGTGTTCCATAAAATTCACACCATCCGCATAGTTTAGATGGTTTCTTAAAAAAATCTACATCGGTTCTATATGAACCATCTGGATTAAATACATTATCCACAAATGCATTAAACTCATTCCAAGCTTTATTAATAGATGGTTTACCATTTGCCGGAACGTGTCTACTAATGCGTGGAATTACATAATCAGTATTTTCGGAAACTTTTCTTTTTAGAATGATAAACTCAACATCTATCATATCCATAGAAACTCCTAACATTTCTGAATAGAATTTTTTGTAAAGAAGTATTTGTGCGTTCTTAGTTGGGTCTTTCTTTTGGTATTTACTCCAACCCGATGTAGATGTTTTGAAATCTATAATTCTATACTTACCATCGAAAGTACTTCTAACTACCAAATCTATAAATCCTAAGAAATTAATATGTTCTCTGATTTTTGTATTGATTGGTTGTTCGATTGCTACTAATTCATCATACTTTAAAGAAAAAAAGTTATTGAAATTTTTAGATTTTTGAAAGTAATCTAAAATAAGATTACCATCTTCTAAAAATTCTACTAATTCTTCTTTACTACAAATTGGGTCTTTACCTTCGTTGGATTCTTTGAGAAAGATTTCTCTCATTTTTTCTTTAAGAAATGCTTTCGTATCCATTCCCTTATCCGCTTGTGATTTGGAGATACGAAGGCATCTACTTAAATACTCTTGCAACGTTTCGTGCATTGCTGAACCAAATACTGAATGTATATTGGATGTGGATTGTTATATCTTTAATTTGAGTTTCGTAATTTGTTTTTTATCTATTCCGTATTTCTCACAAATATATTTAATATTCTCCCTACCTTCTCTAGTAGAGTAAAGAATATCAATGTATTCTACTGCCTGTGATTCTGGCACTGTAAAATCTTTCTTAATCAATTCAACTAAAAACTCTTCATATTTATCTTCCGATTTACCCTTTGTATATTTTAAATATTGCTTACCTTTTGGTAGAACATTAATATACAATTTGTACATTTCCTTTGGCTGAAGAGTTTGAGTTAAAGGTAATAATGATGCAACAAGTTCAACCCATTCCGGCTTCATTGATAGGAATCGATTAATCATAAAGTTACTCCACGATTTCAAATCCTCTTCCGATAACTTATCGAAATAGTTCGGGTCTTGCTCCGCCGTAATTGCATTAAGATGGTCGAATAACTTTTTAGCTGCCATTATTTTTCTTCTTTTACACTTTTTAATTCTTCAGGTAAAAATTCATCCAATGGTTTACCGCAATTAGTACACAAAGGTACTTCGAATGGCATTACAGTATCTCTATCACCACCGGTTAATAATTTAGATGCCTTACGGAATCTATAACCTAACATAAAAAGTAAATTACCACATTCACACGGAATATCGCGTGTATCTTTTAAATCGATTTGTGGTTGTTGGAATTGTTCGTTTATCATTTTATAATATTTAAAATTTGAATAATTGTGCTCATAAACACTATTTCTTTATCTACTACTAAAGCATCTTTAGATAATCCATCTGCAATAGTAAGTATTACATTTGCCGTATTTCCACTTGCATATTCATCAACTTTATCATATAACATTGTGTACATTTCTGAATAGTCATTTAAACGATTATCTGCTACTGCTTGTCTAATGTTTATGAATAAGTTTCTTTTATCATTTGATGATTTAAGTAACTCAATCAATTTGGTTTGGAAGTTTGATTCGACCATAATCGAATGGTCTACTTTCAACTCGCCTTTAGCCGATTGTAATTGGCAAGTATTTAAGATTCTACGGATATCAGGGTAATATGAATTGATAATATCAGCCATATTCTTTGGTTCGTACTTAATCTTTTCCGAATCTAAAATCTTAGCAACCTGAACGGCTACATCTTTTTTAGTTGGCGGAGTGATAGCAAACGATTGACATCTACTTTGAATCGGGTCGATAATCTTTTCAATGTAGTTACAAGTCAAAATGAATCTACAATGTTTACTGAATGTTTCCATTAAGTTTCTCAAAATCGCTTGTGCGTTTGGAGTCATATAATCAAACTCATCCAAAATGATAACTTTAAATCCTGCAAAACCTACCGATGATGCGAAGTTCTTTACTTTGTTACGAACGGTATCCACATTGTTTTCATCCGATGCGTTGATAATCATATGGTCACATTTGATTGTGTTTACGATTAACTTTGCTAATGTGGTTTTACCTGTACCCGCCTTACCATAAAGTAGTAAGTGAGGTATATCGTTATTATCCAAATATTGTTGGATAGTTTCTTTGATGGTTTCATTACCAACGTAATCAGCTAATGTTTGTGGGCGGTATTTCTCCACCCACAAACTATGCTCTCTTTTATTAATATCGTTTGCGAAAAAGCTCATAAATTAATTTTTTACAAATACTCCGTTTACAGTTTTACCTGTTCTATCTTTTATCTCATTCCATGCTGCTTCTAAACATTCAGCTGGCTCTAAACCTAATTGTTTAGATAAAATAATAAGAGTTACAAACGAATCACCGATACCATCTTTGATTTCTTCATCTTTTGATTTCAATAATGCACCTGCCGTTTCGCCTACTTCTTCTAACACCTTTAACATTTGCTTTGGTGCATTATCAGGAACTAAAATTCCCTTATCGTGTGCCCATTGGGTCACATTTTCTATTAAATTATCAAAACTCATATTTTAGTTTTTATTTTCTTGTTGTCTTTGAATTTTAGATTCTTCGCTAATTGGTCTTGGGAATATACTAAATTCCATACCATTTTGTCTGAAAGTTAACTTATCACTTTCGTTTGGTTGAATTTGTAATACCAAAGGAGATGGTTCTTGTCCTTCATTTTGCCAAGCGAATACTATCGGTTCATTATTGAAAAATTGAAAACACCATTCCGCATCTTCTATAATTTTTGGTTGTTCCATTTGAACACTACCTTGCTCTTGTGGAAACAATTCTAATTGCTCCAATTCTTTTTTCTTTGCCATTTTATTAGTTTTGAATTTCTACTAAATAATATTTACAAACGAACTCATCGATAATGAATTCAACGTGCGCCAATCCATCAGCCGATACTTTAAGTTTAGCAGCGGTTGCTTCTTTGTTAGCCGTTAAGATTTCTTTAAGATACTTAGCGGAGAAAGAGATTGGTTTAACTTCACCAGCGTAACCTTTTTCACAAGTGAATGTTACTCTATTTGTAGAAATGGTTGAATAACCGATAGCCATTTTCAAATCACCACCTTCGGTAAATACAGTGAATGTATCGATATCACTCAATGCACCCTTTGCTTTGATAAACTTATCAATCATAGTAGATGCCATCTCAATTGAGATACCAAATTCTGGCAATACCTTCAAATCAGGCACCGCAGGAATTACACCT